CCCATTAAAATTTGCAACGTCAGGTCGGTGCTGATAATCGGAAACTCTCCCGTATACCCAAACCAGACTTTGGCTATAAACCTAGCAAACGGTTCAATTAACGCAGCATACGCCAGTCCTGCTCCGCACACCCATCCGATACCCGGCCTCCATCCAGCTACGAACCAATTCGTTGATTTAGCTTCCTCGATGTTGGTTTGGATTTGCAACTTTGCCAGATCCGTTTCAGCGGCAAGATGGGCAAGCTCCCCGGCATTATGCATCTTGAGCAGCTCCAACTGCGCTGCTGCTTTAGCCGCGGGATCCGGAAACAACCGGTCTATCAGACCCTTGCCGATGTCAAAAATACCGGATAAAAGCAGCGGGTTCATTTACCCGGCACATTACCGCCAACAGGGTTAGCGGCCCCAACCGGCGCAGCGGTGAACGACATAGTGCCTGGAGGCACATGTCCGTTATTCCACGGCGATTCGTTGATGGGGCCGTAGCAGTTGGCAAGCTGCACGCCGTTGACTTTCTTAACCTGCTTGGCGCACAGGAACGACCATTGGTTTGACATGCCACCACCGGGTTCAGTGTTGGTAACAAACGTCCTGGGAGTCATGGTTACTACTGCCCAAGATGGAGCTTGCGGATACTCAGTAACCGTTGAGAAAAGTGACCAGACTTTACCCGGCGGTGCTTTGCAACTGCCTTTCATCAGATCCGCGTTGGCAATCGCTTTGCCGGTCAGCACCGGACAGACCGCCATACCTTCTTGAAACTCTTTACCGTCCACGCGGATTGTCTTGCCTGTAGGATTGCTGGCAGATGCAGCGCACAAGGCAAACTCGCCGTTACAGATCATCAGTTTCACGCCACCGGCAAGCGCGTTGGTTGACAGCAGGGCCAGAAGCAATAGCGTTTTCATGGTTAACCTTTTAGGGCAATGTGAAGAAGTAAAGCGATGATAAACCCGGCTATGCTAATGCCAATCTGTTCAATGCGTTTAAGCCTTGCGGTGATAGAGTCGTAGCGCAGCTCGCACACCGCTTCGTGCGAGGTAAGCCGAACGTCTAATTCTGGAGCAGTTGCCATTATTGAGGTGCCAATCGGTTTTGAGATTCTTGCGGTGCTAGTTGGTTGAGCATTATTGCCCCCGGGGCAACATACTTGCGTCGATTGCTGGGTGTTTTTTCAACTACTGGCGCGGTAACTTTGGCTTGCGCTTTAGCAATCATTGCCGCCGCTGAAGGTGAGTTAGCAAGCTCAACGCCAATCTGCGCGGCCAGCTTATCGTCCGTCAAACCCTTAAGCCTACGCATCACAAAATTTACCATGCTCATTGAGTGGCTGAAACTTGCTGCCGCAGGACCAGCCGATTCAGTAGCTAAGGCTCCAACACCACCGCCTGCGGCTACACCTTTTGCGGCCAGTTTATCAAAGCTAGTGCTTTGGTTTATTTCGGCTTGTATTTTTTGCACCGCCGCCCGAACTTCCGGTAGCCCTTGGGTTAAATCCGCAACGCGCTGCGTTGTGCCTAAAGCATTTGCGGGCCGTGCCTTTTGCGCTTCTTCTATCAGCGAACGTATTCTAAAGCCTTCTTTAGCGTTAGCCATGATGCGCGCAGCAGTGGCGGGATCGGCGGCGCGCAACGCGGCCATGATGGGTTTTTCGTTAGCCGTTAATTCTGCCAACGTCTTTACGTCTTGCATGACGCCTCGGGCCAGCGCAGCTTTTGCCGGACCATCCATGCGCCGCAATGCTTGGTTCATTGTAGCTTCGTCTTTGACTACAGACTTGCGTAACTCGGTAACGGATTTAAAATTTAGCTCGTTAGTCACTTCGGCTAATGCTTTATTTTGCGTTTCAAATTCGGCGGTAACTTTGCTGGGTATAGCTTTACCTGTGTCTTTTAGCTCGGCGGCGGTTTGTGCTAATTTTTGCGCGCTGCCGCCGAGACTTTCCAGACGTTGTGTAAGACCCAGACCGGCCTTATCAAGAGCTTCTAACTGAAACTGATGCTCGTCCATCCAGTCTTTATGTGATTTTTTTCCGACAACAACCGCAGCGCGGTATTCGCCTTCTACGCCCGCTTTGATGGCCTGCAACGCTATCGGCGATTCACCAAACGCCGCAACCGCACGAATGGCATCTTCCTCACTACTCAGTATCTTCTCTGTTACCTTACTGGGCGCCAGTATTTGTGTACCTGTTGCGCCTTCGCGTTCCAAGTTAGCAACCCAACCTTTGAGGAATGGCTCGACTACTTTATCTTTGTACAGCGTGCGGGCGTTTTTATATAACGTAGCGGCTTCTTTAGATACGCCATTTGTAATAGCTTGTTCAGCCGCCGATTTAAGCTCCGTTAAATTTTTACGCGTCATGTTCGACAGAGAATCTGTATTCCCTCGAAGAGCCGCCAGATCTATATTCAACGCTTTTATCAGCTTATCTGCTTCCTCAAGCGTCACCATTGCAGGAACTGGCGTCGGGGAAGGCGCGCCGATAATAGGCGACGCAGGGGGTGTTTTAGTACCGTACATCCGCAAGGCTTCGGTAGTGTACGGGGCAATTTGCGGGTTAAGTTGCGTAGATGGATCGGCGGCTAATTTTTTGGCCGCCGCTTCTACCGGCGCAAAACTAAACGGTTCAACCGACGCTTTGAACGCTGCCGTATACGCGGGCGTAACCACTTTTTCCCGCGCTTTTTGTTCTAATTCTGCGCGCGTTTTGGTAAGTGTGTCTCCGACTTCCATTTGTCTAGGGTTGGCTACGCTTGCGGTTAGTCGACCTTGCTGTTGCACCAACGCGGCTTCAGCGGCTTGTTGTTCAGCCGTTAATGCGCCAATTCTGGCAGTTTGTTGCGTTGCCAACGCGGCCTGTTCTTGCGACAATGCAGTGTTGACTGTTTGGCGGGGTAGGTTAGGCGACCCCGCGCTAGGCGGCAGATTGGTTTGGCTAAGTGCGTTAAGGTTTGTGCTTGCCCCTTCTAGTTGATTGGCTTGACTTTCTCGTAACGCTTTTGTTCTTTCGGCATAAATACCTGCCAAGGCCGTGTTAGCGTTTTGAGATGTTTTAGCCATTGCGGCTAACCCAGGGCTATTCAACGCAACCGCAACCTGTTCGATAGTTGCGCCGCCCTCAAGCATAGCTATTGCCTGGTTCATCTTGGCAATATCGGGCGTTCCTTTAATGGGGTCGGTTGAAAACGCCGACATAATAGCGCGGTTTTTTATTGCTTCTGCGCCACCGGGAAGCGCGGGTTCGATAAGGTTGTACCCCGTGCTAGCTGCTTTTTTTGCCACGCCTTTAGTTACGTCTACCGCCCGTTGAACGCCAGGCACCGCCAACGCCATATTCCCTGCCACACCCGCTATCGGGCCAACCGCAGCTAACGGGTTTGTGTATTGCCCTGCGGTGCTTAACGCTTTGCCCGTTGAGAGCAACGCACCGGAAGTGCTGGCGGCGGCTTCCATGCCGGGAAGCCCCGCCATAGCGCCAGCCACAATGGGGCCACGCGAGGCCGTAGCCACCCGCGTTGCCGCTGCGCCGCCGCCGGTGAATAGGATTGAGAGATCCGCTGCCGCGCCAAATGGATCGTTGTAGAGCGTGGTTTTTATTTTTTCCCACGAACCATATCGTTCTTTGAGAAAACCGCCCATTGCATTGGCAGCATCAACAGCGCGCTTAACAGACGCTGCTTTTTCGGGGCTGTCACCTGAATTAACAAAATCAACAAAGGCTTTTGGCAACGCGTTTTGTAGCGCACCCGCACCAATATCCAACATAGTACCTATGGTGTTGTTGCCTTTTGTATCAACAACATTAACGGCAGCGTTTAACATTCCGCCAGCAAAATGACCCGCAGCGGAAGGTATATTCGATACAAAACCACCGACACTACGTTTGGCCGGTACTTCGGGCGGCGGCGCAGCCAGATGCGGGTTTTGCCGTATAACTTCATTTTGCACTTGTTCTTGCGACGCTCCTTCGGGGCCGTCTATGGTATAAGTTTTTCCGTCGGGTGCTGAAATGCTGTAGGTAGTCATTTGGCCACCGCTGTGCCCCAACCGGACGTGGGTGTTGCTGCGGCGGGCGTAGTTAACGCGGGTTGCCCCCTTACTTTTGCCGCCATTTCTTTTCGGGTATCTTCAAAACTGGCTATCCGGTTACGACTTTCTTTTACCATTGCATCCAACGCGGCCCTAAACGCTCGTGGGCTGTCAGCGGTGTTAATAGTTTCTTGTGCGCGTTTAATCGCGGCATCTGCGGTTACTGAGTTACCCATTGCTCCTGATTGAATTTTTGCAAATTCTGCTTGCAAACTACTGACGTAAACGCTTAACGCCTTTAGATCGGGATCGCCGGTAATTTGACGTTGCGCGGGGTTAAGTAACCAAGCATTAAGCGCGGGGATATTGGTGTTAGATACTTTGGTTAATGCCGCCCGCGCAAGATCTATGTTTTTGTCAAACGTCTTAACATAGTTTGTTACCGCCGCTTCTTGTTTTGCCAACGGAACCAGGGCGTCCAATTGCGCTTTATTTAACGCTTTTGTTGTGGCGTCAGTTGGGCTGTTTTCGGAGGCATAACGCAAAATAGCTACGCGATCTACCGCTGCTTGCGCTCCGCTACCTAACGGCGGCAATTTACCGGTGGTGTTATAGGCTTCGCTGTGCTGCTGTATCATTTCGGGAGTAAGACTTGTAGCGCGTGTTTGCTCGGCGCCAATTCGTGCGGTAGTTACCACGCTTGCTTTATCCCCCGCTTGTCCAATACTTAGCTTAGTAAAATCAAGGTTTGGATCGGATCTAAGTAATTTAGCAAATAGCGGCGCGGTAGTGCTGTTTAACCTATCAACAGGTATTTTGCCGCTAGCAACCCCGACCGCAACACGGTCAATGTCCGCTGGGTCAGTCAAGCCAAGTTTAGGCGCATTTTTTTGCACCTCAAGACGCGCTTGGTTTACGGCTAGATTGCCTTGTGCTACGTTAAGTTGCCCACCGGCGATATTGGCTAACTTGTTTAACCGTTCGGCTTCACGTTCTAGCATTGCAATTTCGGCGGGTGGCGCGTTTCGCGCTTTTGCCGCTGCAATATCAGCTTCAAGTTTAGCTACAGGCGTTTGCGGTATTGCAGGCGCGCCAACTATCGGTGCGCCAACTTGACCCGCCACAGGGTTCATATTAACAATATTGCCGCCCGCTACTTGCGGTTTGGGTAGGGTGGCTCGCAAGATTTGTAGCCCGCTTACGTTAGTGTGCAGGGTACGCCATTTATCGGGGCTGGCGTTAAATTCAGTTAAGTTGTCTTCTATTGCTTGATCTAGCGGTTTAAGTGTAAGTGCATACGGGCCTAATATTGGGTCGGCATATGTTTGCCGTACATACTCCGCTACCGCTTCTGGCGTTTGTATGTTGGGAACTTGCCCCTTAAACCGGTCTAATACTTTGTCAAGGAGATTGCTTTCGTCAAGCAATTGCTTATTGGGCAGTCCAGCCAATGTTCTTTGTTTAATTTGAAAATCTACACCGCGGGTTGCTGCTTCTTCTTGCGCTTTGTACGCGGCTAACCCCGGTGCGCCAAATCGCATAGCTGTCCCAATGTCCAACTTAAATCCCGGTTGACGCACTGCGTTGTATAGCTCGTTTTGCTGGGCATCTTCCCGCTTCGCTTTGCCCAAAGTGTATTGAGCCATTGCGTTCTGATTCTCTTGCGCCCGAGCTGCTGCCGCCTGATCCATACCTTGCACAAACGCATTGCCGATGCTCTGCGAGCCGGGTGGGTTCAATAATCCGAAGTTAAGTTCAGCCATGGTTTACCCCCAAAGTTACGGCGAATAGCCGGTACCATAAAAATCAAAATTTTTGGTTTGATTGTAACCAAAACTAGGATCGGGATCGTAGAATCCACCACCACCGCCACCATATGGTGACCGGCCATAATTACCATACATGCGACCTAACGCATTAGCCGCGCCACCAAACGCTGAAGTACGCTGCCCCGCCGCTGCCAGCGCTGCGTTGCCGGTGTTGGCCGCGCTGGTCATGTAGGCGTTGCCGATGTTACCCGCCATGTTCGCGCCTTGCGATGTAACGCTCCCAACCGCATTTTGCCCAGTTCCAGCTACGCCCGCATATCGGTTGTAGAGCTGGTTACGTTCGCTTGCGTCGGCGTTAAAGCCGGTCGTGTAACGATTAAACGCGTTCTGGAATTCTTGGCTACCCAAGTCCTGACCGTAGCGTTGAATGCCCTTAAGTGTTGCGCCGGACAGCAACCCACCTCTGGAGGCTGCGCTTCTGTCCAATGCCTCTACGCCTTCAGACAAACGAAAAGCAGTTCCAGGATCTGCATTTGCGTCGTATTGAAAATCGAATGGCGTGGTAGAAGCAAACCTACCGCTGGGCCTTAAATCTGTGGCAAGTTGATTCACCGCGTCAGTGCCAGCAGCAAGATACGGCGCGTAATCGGCGCGGCTTTGGTCATACTGTCTGCGCTGCTCGGCGATGGCGGCGGCAGATGCTTCCCGCGATGCTTCCGCGGCTCTATTGGCTGCATCTCTTGAAGAATTTGAACCAAGTATTCCACCGACTACAGATGCTCCGGCTACGGCTGTCATGCCCCAAGTCATATTGATTCTCCTTCCGCAGCTATTTGCGGTAATTGGTCAATGGAAGCGATCAAACCTATATCCGAATAGGACGGCGCAATCACTTCTTGCTCAATCTTATCAAGTTCGGCTTCTTTTTCAAATTCAGTTAAATGCACGGTTGTCCACAACGTATCTTCATGCGCGTATACCGCCCGTTTCAACCCCACTTCGGACACAAAAGTGCAGGGTGCTTCCAGATGTTTCTCCCCAAATTCCGTATACACGGTAACCCTACCTTTAGAAATAAAATTCAAATGTTGATGCCTATGAATTTTACCTATGATTAGGGTGCCTTTTGGGATAAGCATTTCTCGGGCATACGTGCAGCACCCGTATTTCTTGTCTTTAGGCGCAAAATAATGCGTTAACGTGCAGTTCTCTAACGTAGACGGCACTACGCCATCCGCTATTAACTTTTGTAACCCATCTTGGACAACCAAAATATGTTGCCTAAATTTTACTTTATTCGGCGAATTTTGAACTACTACGTCCATTAGCTAACCTCTCGCCCGCTGGCCCGAATGTTGATGGCCGTAGCAGTCCCCGCGATCGTGGATATAAACCCGCTTGCCATCAGCACCTGGCCTACGATCTCTGGAAACGTGTAGACCTCACTTGCTGTTAGCGTCTTGGTTTTGATAATCAAGTTCTGATTGCCCGCCGTGTCGCCAGCCGTAACCAAATTAACGCTAATTGTTGCCGAGCTAGCACTAAAGTTAGTCGCGGTAAACTTGTCGATAATTGTTGTTACGTTAGAAGCCGAGTATTGCGTTGTCTGACTGGACTCAATGGTCTTGGCTGGTATCAGAACTTTTACTGTGACTGTCATCGGTTAGCCCAAAAGTAGGATATTGTTGGGCGCGGCTTGCATAATTACCCAATTGGTTCCATCGGATACAAGTGTAGCCCAATTCCCAACCACACCCAAAAGAATAGCTGTTCCTGCGGTCGTGCTATCGCGGGGAACAATATTACTGGATGCCGAGACAACCGTCTGAGCTTGCAAGTTTTTGATCGTGATGTAGCGACCAGTCCAAGATGACGCAGCGGGGAAAGTTAGCGTAAACGTTGAGCCGGTCTTGTTATTGATAATCCAAGTGTCTGTTCCTGTAATCGTATAGTCAGCCGTTTTGGTTATAACGGTAGAAAGAGGAACGTAGTCAGTATTGGCAACAGCAGCAGATATTGCCGTTGCGTTACCCTTCAGCAATCCGGTAATGGTCGTTGATAGCGTGATCGCCGGGGTAGTCGTGGCTGTAGCCACGGTTCCGGCCAGCCCGTTGGCCGACACCACAGACACGCTGGTGACGCTGCCCTTGTTATTAAATGTCGTCCAGTCAGTGCTGGTCAGGTAACCGTTGACCGACGTTGTAGCGGCTGGCATCGAGATTGCTGGCGTGGCTCCACCAGAACTAACAACAGGTGCCGTTCCGGTCACGCTTGTTACAGTTCCTTGAGGATTAGCTGCTGTGGTGATACTAGTAACACGCCCATAAGTATCTATCGTAACAACAGGAATTAAAGACACTGAACCTGTAGTACCAGCACTAGCAATACCACTAACAAGATCAATTACAGGGGTAGTTCCACCAGTACTAGACACCCGTCCAGCAGTCCCACTAACACTAGTAACTGTTCCAGACCCTTTATTGTTAAACGTAGTCCAATCAGTACTTGTCAAATAGCCATTAACACTAGTTGTGGCAGCGGCCATGCTAATTGCCGGGGTAGTGCCTCCAGACGACACCACCGGAGCAGTTCCGGTAACGCTAGTAACAGTGCCTGTAGCAGTTGATGCTAGCGTCCCAGTGGTAAAGGTAATGCCAGATCCTATGGTGACGTTGTTAAACCCACCCGCCCCGTTGCCATACAAAATAGATGTGCCACTGGTCGCTGGCGCGTAGTCTGTGCCGCTAGTGGCCGCGCTGATAGCAAGGCCGTTGCCTTTTAACACTCCGGTGATGGTTGTTGATAGTGTGATTGCTGGTGTAGTCGTAGCCGTGGCTACAGACCCGGCCAATCCATTTGACGAGACTACAGAAACGCTTGTTACTGTGCCTTTATTATTAAAGGTGTTCCAGTCAATACTAGTTAAGTATCCATCAACAGACGTAGTGGCCGCTGGCATGCTGATTACGGGGGTAAGGCCACCAGAAGATACGACGGGTGGAGAGCCTGTTACGCTAGTAACGCCAAGTGTAGGTTGAATTGCTGGCCCAAGTTGCAGCTCGTCAAGTGTCGTTGGATTGCTGCCGCTGCCGGTCAAAACAAACATATTAAGAAAGAACCGATACCATTCCCGCGCCATAAGTCCAGTGCGCTCGTCAATGAACGGCACACGAGGCGCGGGAATGTTGGTGATGTTTAATTCGGCCATTAGCTACTCGTCGGCGTAACAAACAGTTCCGCGCCTACAATGGCAATTTTAACGGGGTCAGTAGCCGATATTTCGTATATCCGGTCGCGGATCTTCTCTGTCATGCCCAGCCGCCGCCAGATGGTTCTGGTGCCATACGCGCCTATCTTGCCCATCGATTTCCAATGTTCGTTAGACCATGTATGCCCTGCATCGTCCGACCAGCGCAGCATGACCTGCGGATCGTAACCAGCGGTTGCAAGTTCACCGTAACTTAAAACTAAAACTTTGCCATCTTCAGTTGTAAGGTATAAACCAGATCGGTCGTTAATTTTTCAGCGTCATAGCCGGGAGTTATAGCAAGCCCAACACCAGTTTCAGCATCGAGCTGTAGGTTGTGATGGGCGGTGCGCTTAAGGTTATTTTGACCGGCTGGCAATGCCCGCCACGTCCGTAGCCATTTTTGTATCTGAGTATCGTCGGCATATACGTCAAGATCAAAAGCGTATACACGACCGTCCTCATAATCACCAATAACGATTTCATCGTTAAAAGATGTTTGGCAATTACTGCGATGCCTGGCGAACTGACCGTTTTCAAATCCAGCGCGTTCGTGCCATAACTGCGTCGAAACATCGTAAACCCACGTTGCTTCGGCAGACGGAAAAATTAACACATAGAACGGATGCCCGTCTTGCTGGTAGGTATAGCCGATGGCATCAGTGATGTTGCCGTAACTCTGAATAGCGTATTCAACCGCATTGGTTGAGATCCGCGCTGGCGTGTAGCCGTTAGCCCGGTAGACAATTCCACGGCCCCGAGCATCAGAGCCTAACCAAAACACGCTGTTATCCAGTTTGGCAACCGAGTAAGCTGCTTCGCAACCGACCTCCATAAACGCGCCTTGAATCCGCGCTAATGGAAAATCTGGAGTCCCTGCGTTATACCAAACTTCAACACTGGTGGTTCCAAACAAGAAAACTTCGCGGTGATCTACAATTAACGCAATTACATCGTCCGGATAACCTTCTGCGCTGGCAAAATCCAACGGGTCAACTGAAGTCCCATCTAACAGGCTGGTCACCCAAAATTTTTGTGTGTCTGGCTCATTGAATACGAAATAACCATCTAGATAGCCAACAGATCCAGCGCCGGGAAAGTCAACATCAGTTATCTGCGCGAATACCAACGTGGATACATTGTAGATAAAACCATCAGGATTACAGGCGATGAATATCTGCGTTCCATTGTCTGCAATGCTGACCGGGCCGCTACCGGACACAGTGCCTATCAATGTAGCAGTCCAACTTGTAGATAGGCTGTAAAACTCATCACCTGATACCACGTAGGCCACGCCGTTGGTTACCCACAAACCACGAATAGGGCCATCACCTACGGTAGCAAGCAAACGCAAGCCAGGACAGCGCATTAAAAAACCAGCTTCTTTCCCTCCGCTGCCATCTGGCACAACTTCAGGAAACAGGTTGACCATGCGATTGTCTGCCGCATTGACCGACCGGGTGACATAACTGCCACCAAGGATAGGCGTTTTCAATTAGTAATTTCCAGCGTATATATTGAAACGCTGACGAGTTGCAACGATAGCGTATGGCAAGCTCATAACGTCATCGGGATTGTTGATGCGCTTGATGTTGCGCTTGCTGCTCATTGCAATCCGTTGCACTTGCGGTGACGGTTCAACGCCAAACTCGGCAGCAATTTCAGACGCTAGGTTGAACCGAAATGCTCGAAGGTAACCTGGTGGGATTACTAAATCGGTTGCCAGTGTTGCCGGTTCCGATAGTTCTGTAACGCTAATAATGTGCCATTCCAGCGCAGTAGTCGGCACTGGATAAATCGTCATTTCTATGTCCGGCATTGTCATATTTACAAACATGACTTGCGGGTAAGTGCTGGTCACTGTTTTTACTGCAATGCCGTTGTATTGCTGCTGGTTTATCAGCTTAATGCCAAAACTAATGCCGTTGCTGGTATCAACAAAATAAGTTGAATCGTCTACCAGCACAGGACGGTTGCCTACAAAATCACCAGTTGGCCCTAGAGTTCGCGAGCTAATATTTTGCGTCCAAGTAAATACCTGGTCTTGCGTTGAGAACACAGACAAACGTTCAGACGACCAGCTATCTAACATCTGGTTCATTGCGGTCAATGCGTCTTGCGAAGTTGCCGCAGATGGCGTTTCGCCTTCAGCCAATTGACCAATCAGCCGCAATGCCCCATTGATCTGATCGCCAGCCGTGGTCGTCATGCCGCAAGCTCCTTACGTGGTCTGCCGCGAGGTTTTGCCAATTCGTTTACAGGTTCGTCAGGATCACCTAATTCGTAACGTTCCCAACCGTTCTTTTCGTCGTACACCGCTTCAGCTTCTGCAATAGCGACCTTGTTACCGTGTAGCGGATGCCGCATGTAAATTACCATGATATTCCTTAAAAACCACCTCGCGGCTGTTACACCGCGAGGTGTTGTTACTAAGCTATCCGATACACTGAGTATGCAGCGGTGCCGGTTTTGCGGAACAGAAACTGAGCCGCACCACCAACGCCAGCCGCACTGCCGGTGATAGCAACCAAAAGGTTACCCACCGAAGTGATGCCTGTGCCAACAACAAACGTAAGAACACCAGACGAAGTGCCAAGATTAACCACGTTCAACAGAAAACAGCTATTGGTTTTAAGGTTGGTCATTGTTGCGTCGATCAAAGTCGCCGTAGGCAGCGTGTAAGACGCTGCGGTAGCGGTCGGATCGCACACCAAAAGCCCACCAGTGACTTGAGCAACAGACAGCGTT